GTCGCATGATGGAACATGAACTTAGTTGCTGGTAAATAATCATCCCAGTTAAGTTCTTTATTCTCTAAGTATGCCTGTGCTGCCTCATGAAAATCAGTTCCACGAGCAGTGGCTTTCTTGGTAATCTTATTTGCTTCTTCTATACCTACCCTCTTTCTCCACTTAATAAAAATATCCCGATTATAAAATGAAGTAACTGAAGTAATAGATGGAACCCAACTACCATCAGGTAATTGATACAATCTACAACCAGGAGTTTCTTTCTTTTCTAATTCAATATCACCTAAGAAATTATGATGAGTGAAGTTCATAAACCAAGTTCCAATTTTGCAAGTAGATATTCTTTACATAAACCTGATCTTACAATATCTTCAACACCAAATTCAATGATGTTTAGTGATGGCATGACCCTTAAGATCCTCATGAAATCATGAATACCATTTCTTTCATTCTGTTTAATCAAGTCAGTTTGAGTTGCATCACCACAGAACATTATCTTAGTGTATGAACCAACCCTTGTCATTATACTATCTAATTCATGATAGTTCAAGTTTTGGAACTCATCCACGATGATGATAGCCTTATCTAAGGTTGTACCACGAATGAATGATGTACTCCAGAAATCAATGGTGTTTTGTGCTTTCAGATTACCATAAAGCATTTCAAAGTCGGCATCTGTAGGCATCTCAAACATATACTTTACCATATGCTTATATGGTATCTGATAAAGGAATGATTTATCATCATGATCACCAGGCAAGAACCCAATCTCCCTTGTAGCAACCAAAGATCTTACAATGTAAATCTTTTCATAAGGAGTACTAGGATCTAATACATCTTGTAATGCATTGTAAAGAGTAATAAAAGTCTTACCAGTTCCTGCTGCCCCATAAGCAACAAGATTTTTTCCATCTTTATAAGAATCAAATAATTTTTTCTGATTATCAGTGAGGGGTTCAATATCCCTCATCATATCAGTATTAATTGGTTTCTTTCTCTTCATCTGCTTAGATGTTAATCCTACACCTATCGGTTGATCTGCTTTCTTTTTTCTTGGCATACTACTTAATCATCCCCCTGCGTTGTATTAATTCCTTTTTTAGCTAATCGAGCAGAAATACCTCCTGCTTTGTCAGCTTTCTTCAGGACTTCACCCCATCCAGGATTTCTGTTAATAAGTTTATCTTGCCACTCACCAACTTCAACTCCTAAACCAGGCATTGTAGAAGGGTCAGAAAAATCTCTAATCCAATCTGGATTATCAATTTTCCACTGATCCCAATCATGAACACTCATCCTAACTTCTTTTTGTTCACCAGTTTCTTGATTAACGACGGGGTATGTTGCCATATGAATACAATAGGGATAGTTATTTAGGAAATCCAGTCAAGAGCTTGAGCAACAGTAGGAAATTGTTCAGAAAAAATAGAACGAACTCCTTCTGCTACTTCCATATGTTCTTTCTGTGTTCCATGTGCAGAACGTAGGTCAATATAATGTACCCATGATCTAACAGAACCAGTCATATAGATTCTTGTAGGGGTTGCTAGTGGGAGAACAAATCTTGCACACTCCTTTGCAATCCCTGCCTCCAGCATCTCTTTATATAAATGCATTCCATCTACAAAATGCTTCTGCATCTTAGCATTAAAGTCTTGTACTATTAAAGGATCAACATCATCAATACTATTCTGACGATTCTTATCATCTTGTCTTCTAAGTTCTGGCAAAGGAATCTCTTTACCCAACATACTACTATCAGCATATCTCTGAGAGAACTCTTGATAGGTGAAGGATCTATGACGTAGGATCTGTGCAGCAAGACCTCTGGTAGTATTAATCTCTACCGTCATGAATGCTTGCTCAAAAACACTCCAGTGACCGTGTTGAATACAATACTTAAGAAGACCAGCAAACTTCTCATTGTCTTGGTTCTTAGGGTTACTAACACGAGCAACATATGCCATGTGTTGTTCAGCATCAGGAGTGACACTAACTAATTTAATTTGACTACTCATTAAATACCTCGTCATAATCATCAGGTGGAGGAGTAAATGCTAATACATCTTCATCAGCATAAACTTCAGATTCTAATTCCGTTACAATCTCTTTAAGAGCTTGCACTAAAACTTTCAATTTTGCTTTATTCATTTAATAAAATACTTATTAATAACTTCTATCTGATCATGATACCTTGCAATTTTATCTACCTCACATTGTATTGCTTCTGTTATATCTGAATGCTCTCCTATACCTGCTGGATGCTCAAGATATACATTGACATTTGCCTTATGTTTTTCTATTTCACCAGTGGCATGTGCTAACACTGCTCGTATTAACTGTTCTCTCATATGTAGTGCCATAAGTATACCCTTTTTTATTAATTATACATTAAAAAAGGGGGTGTGTAAACCCCCTTTTAACTTAACTGCAAGGAACCGCCTTGCTTTTAACTTTGATTCCACGATACATGAGATCATGGTTTCTGTGCTGAGCTGCTTCTGCAAGCACCTTTGCGTTGTATTCGTCAGAGTCGTACTTGACTCCACGATAAGTGACTTGTGCCATTGTGTTACTCCAAAGTAGTAGGGATTTTGGCCCCGTTCCTTCAGTCAACTTGTGCGTCCCCTAAGGGATGAACGATCCGTTCCGAGTCGGCTTACTTGCGGCCCTTTTGGGCTGAACGTTGTGTTAATACTAACACACTTATATTATATAGTCAAGTAATTTTGTATTCTATGATACAGTTTTATAATTGGTTACCATTTTTATCTACTAACTGAGATGCTTGAAATAAATTAGACTTTCTATACTTCATCGCCTTCTTATATTCTTTTACAAGTTTAGCAACTTCATCCTTAGATATATTCACATTTAATTTACCACCTTTATCAAACCCCTTTTCTCCTTCTGGTTGTTGCTCCAGATATTCATTAATACTATTTTGGATCTCTCCTTCAATAATATCATTAATTTGTTGTTCTATTTCTTTATCATTCATCGATACGAGGCCTCCTTTTTCTTTTTTTCCTTTCGGGTGGTTTAACATTCCAAAGATTGGGTCTTATTGTACCATGTCCATACTGAATAGACTTAACTGACCCTGCTCCATATTTATCATAATACATATCAAAAACATTTGCCATCTTTTCTGAACGAGTTACATCCAAATGTTCTTTTCCATCTACCAAATAGATAATATTAAAGGCATCTGTAGGAAGATTCCTATCTTCTGCTTTTTCCCTTGTAGTTTTTTCTAAAACAATCTGACAGGAATATTGTTGCGTATTATTTTCAATTTGTTTTGGTGGTTCTGCTTTCTTCTCTGTTTTTGTGGTCATGAACGTCCTCCCCATTGAATATCAGGGTATGCTTGTTGCACCATGTCATAGGTAATTTTATATTTACTTTCTAAATTCTTATCTTTCACCAAACATATGATCTTTGCTTCTTCAGGATGAAGACCTTCTAACATCTGAATAAACATTGTTTCTCGACGAATAGCACTCAAACGATCATTACCACCCTTCACAAAATGATAAAGATTTTTCCATTCTCTACGAAGAGATGTGTGATCAGTGCCTACAGGAACCTCATTTTCTTTATAAGGAACAGGGCCTTCAGGAATAACTGAAATCGCTGTTGGATCAAAATTCCAAATAAGAATTGCCTTTAAAGCAAGATCATCATACTCTCTAAGGATTTCAATTTTCTTTGCTTTAGTTCTTTGTTTATCTACCAGTTCAAGAATTTCATGAACAAAAGGATTAGGTGGAAGTTTAACTCTTGTCTTCCTAGTCGTCGTCTTCTTCGTCGGTGTCATGTGTTTCAATTCTTAGGGCTAAAATTTCATCGGGAAGAACATTCCCATTTGCGTCAAACATCTCTGGATGAGTGTAGACTACTGGTGGAGTAGTTTCATATGAATGTTGTCTTGCCATCCATCCTAACATACCTCCTACTAATAATGCAAGTGCAGACACAATTGTTGTAAGTGTCAATGTTACTACTAATGTTTCTGACATGGCACTCCTCCAAGAGTTATTTTTTTCTAATGTCCAAGTAAAAATTAAAGTGAAAGACGATTTCTCTTTTAAAAAAAGAAACCATATTTCCAAATTTTACTTGAAAGGTTTTAGGTTTTTCAGGTTTCCTCCTTCTCCGTAAAAGTAATTCTACACCACGATTGATCTCCGTAGTTTCTTTATTTAGAGACTTTTTTTCGTCTTCCAGGTCTTCTGTCATGACTATACCTCACTGCATCTTCAAGAATACCTGCAAGGTATGCTTGTATTTTACGTGCTTTAGGTTTAGGAATATGTCCATAAGCCTCACGTAGTTGTTTATGATCGTTGTCAGCACCTCCTTTAATATATTCTTGAAGTTCTACTAGTTGATCAGATATTTCCTTCGCAGTAGAACTATGAAGGAAAGCATCTACTTCTTCTTTTTTAGTTTTACGATACTTTAAAAACTCATAAAATTTAAGTTGCATCCTCCCATCAAACGCAAGTTCAATGGCATGTTCGATCATGTCATAAACTGTTTCAAAGTCGTCAACTTTTTTCATCAGACTAATTCATTCTCCTTTAAATATTGAACTGTTTCGGTGCAACCACCGAGGTGTTGCATGTCATTTACTACAACTTGAGGAAATGTAGATCCTTGACCAAACTGAGAATAGAATCCTGGTCTATCAAAATCCTCACCCAGTTTATAGATGACATGTTCTAACTTAGATAACTCTAACACCTGTTTAACCTTACTGCAATAAGGACATCCATCTTTAGAATAAACAGTGAATTTCATATTACCTATTTAAAAATTTATTTATTGTTAGCAACTACTGAAGCCCAATCAGCATCAAATAATTGCAGTCCTTTGTCTGTAAGAACATGGTTATACATCTTCTCAAAGACTGTTGGTGGCATCGTTACTACCTGAGCACCAAGGGCAAAAGAAGTAGAGACTGCTTTCACTCCTCTGATAGATGCAGATAGAATCTGAGTTTTGATCCAATGCTTACTAAAGATCTCAGCAATGTCACTAATTACATCTAACCCATTAACCGAGTTATCGTCAAGTCTTCCTACAAATGGTGAAACATATGTTGCTCCTGCCTTAGCAGCCAATATTGCCTGTGCAGCATCAAAAATCAATGTAACATTAACCTTTGTACCGTCTTTTGCTAACTGATTACAAACATAAAGACCATCTGGTGTACAAGGAACCTTGATGGTTGCTACTTCTTGGAACTTAGTGGCAAGTCTACGCCCCTCAGAGGTCATCTCTTCACGAGTTCCGACTACTTCCATACTAATGTCTCTTACACCTGCTTCAGCGAGTTCCTGATACACATCCTCAGGATCTCTACCACTCTTCATAATCAGAGTAGGATTAGTTGTTACTCCATCAATCAAACCAGTCTCAAAATGTTTAATGATAGTAGAGACATCTGCGGTGTCTAAAAATATTTTCATAAGAATAATTTACCTAGAGTATCTATAAAAAAGAAATAAAAAAGGAGACCCTTTTGTGAGGGTCTCCATATTGTATCAGGTTGTTTGTGTTTTATCAACCTTTAGGTGTCATCTTATATGCACCCAATGCTGCACCACCTATGGCAGCGACCATTATTAGGATTTCCATTAACCTATTGCAGGAGCAACAAGTGCAACTTCACTAGTCTCTGCAGCAGCAAGGTCTAATGGGAAGTTGTGTGCATTTCTTTCATGCATAACTTCCATACCAAGGTTTGCTCTGTTAAGAACATCTCCCC